ATCGGGGGCTGACCGAGGTTGAACTGGCGCAGATCCTCGATGATGAAGAGGTCGAGCCGATTGAGCAGTTGACCTACCCCGACGAGGAAGATGCAAAGGCTCGCGCTCAGGCTGTCGAGCAGATGACCGCTCAGCTCCAGCAGGCTCAGCAAGCGGCGCAGCAGGGCAACAAGCAAGCGGCGATGGCTGTACAGCAGATGCAGGCCCAGATTGCCCAGTTGGAGGCGCAACCTCCTGCCATGCTGTATGACGTGGCATTCAAGCGCTCCATGAAGGGCGGGCGGCTGATGGTCGAGAACGTTCCTCCCGAGGAGTTCAAGATCAGCCGTAAGGGGAAGTCGATCAAGACTGCTTCCTTCTGTGCCCATCAGGTTCCGCGCACGATGTCTGAGCTTCGGTCGATGGGCTATCCAGCCTCGAAGATCGACCAGATCGGCACGACCGACGATGCAAACGCCACCATGAACATGGAGCGTATCGAGCGGTACAGCTACGACGATGAAATGGCGTACATCACGGACAACGAGGCCGGCGACCAGTCGCAGCGCATTGTCTGGGTGAGCGAGTGCTACATCAGGTGTGATCGGGACGGAGACGGGATTGCAGAGCTTCGCAAGGTCGTCATGGCTGGAAATCAGCTTCTGGACGATGAAGAGGTCGATTGCGCTCCGTTCATCTCGGTCTGTGCTGTGCCGATGCCGCACAAGTTCTACGGCCTGTCCATTGCCGACCTCGGGATGCAGAGCCAGAAGACGAAGACGGAGATTCTTCGTGCTCAACTGGACAACATCTATCTTGAGGTCAATGGTCGATACTTCGCTGTTGACGGTCAGGTCAACCTTGACGACCTGCTGACATCTCGGCCTGGCGGTGTGGTTCGGATCAAGCAGCAGGGTGCTGTGGGTCGTTTGGACCAGGGTAAGGCCAATCTGCAAGAGTCCGCCGCCATGATGGAGTGGCAGGAGCAGAACCTGGAGCAGTCAACCGGCTGGACTCGGTATTCCCAAGGGAATGACTCCAAGGCCCTGAATCAGACCGCTACGGGGGTCGAGATCATCACGGACAAGGGTGACATGCGCGTTGACCTGATCGCGCGCAACATTGCTTCTGGCTTCCGCGAGCTGTTCCTGATGATCCAGAAGCTTGCGAGCCAGCATCAGGACAAGAAAACGGTCATCAACATCAACGGTGAGTGGACCGACATCGATCCCCGCGAGTGGCGCAACCAGTTCGATATGACGGTGAATGTCGGGCTGGGGATTGGGTCGAAGGATGCTCAGATCCGGCGCCTGTTCGCTCTTGGTGAGAAGCAAGCCCAGGCTCTGGCAATCGGTGTTGCCAACCCGCAGAACGTCTACAACCTGTGGAGCGACATTACGAAGATGGCGGGGAACAAGAGCCCGGATCGGTACTGGAACGACCCGACGAAGAACCCACCTCCGCCTCGGCCTGATCCTGAGCAAGCCAAGATGCAGGCTCAGATGCAGATCGAGCAAGGGAAGGCTCAGGCTCAGGGTCAGATTGAGGCCATGAAGGCCAAGGTTGCCGCACAGACGGCCGAAGCGCAGAGGAATCACGAAGCGCAACTAGAGCAGATGCGCATGCAGATGCAGGCTGAAGTCGATGTGAATCGCCAGCGGTCAGAAGCCGAACAGCATGCTTTGAAGGTGCAGAACGAGGCTGAACTTGAGCGGGTGAAGGCGCAGTATCAGGATCAGTGCCACCAACGAGAAATGGCGTTCGAGCAGTGGAAATTCCAGCAGCAGCAAAGCTTCGATCGCTGGAAGGCTGAATTGGATGCTTCGGTGAAGATCGAGGTGGCGAACGTCTCGTCAAAGGCGAAGGTTGCCGATGCTGCTACTCAGACGGCAACGAACGAGATAGCCAGCGAGGTAACTCAAGCACCCTGACCATGAACGCATTCGCCTACATCGCGCAGATGCGCGGGTTTGCTCAGGATGTCGCAAGCAGTCCCGAGACGCTGAAAGGCCTCATGCAGTTGATGGAGCTCGTTGAAGAGCAACAGGGATACATACACACGCTCTTGATAGCCAACAAGAAGCTGCTGGACGTGATTGAAGAACTGAAGAAATGAACATCTCCGAGCGCATCTACAACGCCGACCAGGCCAAGCTTGTGCTTGAGAACGAGGCATTCAAGCAGGCCTTCGAGGACATCAAACAGGAGTTGATCGAACAATGGAAGAACTCACCCGCCCGCGACGAGGACGGCCGAAAAAAGCTGTGGCTGATGCTCAAGATGCTGGAAAAGGTGGAGATCTGCCTGAAGTCGTCCCTGGACTCGGGCAAGCTGGCGGTGAAGGAACTGGAGTACCAGAAATCCATCGCGGAGAGGGCCAAGGACTGGATTGGAGTGCGGTAGTTCGCCTGATCTTCGAGAAGCACGGCCGGGATCACCAAGTGGCGACCGTCTGGCACCCTGAAGCGCATGGCGAGACCCTGGAAACGAAGCTCGGCAACGTCCGAGTGCTGCAAGGCCCGGCTCAGTACCAACTGACCACCGGCGAGAAGATCGAGATCTAAACCGTTCGCTCACCCGGGATAAATTGGTGAGCAGCCCAGCGCAGTGATGCGTCGGCAAAGGAGAGCATGTGGACACGTCTACGACACCCACGGAGTTGAGCACAGACCAGGCAGCAGTAGCTTTCACGGAAGCGTTTGCGCCAGAACCCGAGAAAGAGGAAGCCCCTCTGACTCAATCCGAGGCCGAACAAGCCGCGGAAACCCCTGCTGAGAACAACGCAGTAGAGGAGGGCGACGACGCCCCATCTGATCCTGAAGTTGATGAGACTGTCACCGTCCTAGTTGACGGCAAGCCGGTCCAGTTGACGAAGGCCCAGATCGCCGAGAACGTGAAAGCGGGTCTTCGGCAGGCGGACTACACGCAGAAGACGCAGGAACTCGCCGAAAAGCGCAAAGCCGCTGAAGTCGAGACCGCGAAAGCTCGTGAAGAACGCCAGCAGTACGCGCAGAACCTTTCGAGGAACCAGGCGCTACTGGAAGCATCGCTGCAAGAGCAGCAAAAGACAGACTGGCATGCGCTCCGCGAGTCGGACCCTGTTGAGTTTCTGAGGCAATGGCACCTCTTTACGGAGAGACAAGCCGCGTTGCAGCAGACGCATCAGCAGCAGGAAATGCTCCAAGCGCAAGCCCGAGCCGAGCAAGAGCAGAGTTTCAAGGCCCACATTGCCGATCAGCGGGAGCAACTTCTCGCCAAGATCCCGGAATGGAAGGACGAAGCGAAGCAAAAGGCCGGCGTGGCTGAGATCAAGAGCTACCTGCAAAAGCAGGGGCTGAACGAAGCCGAAATCAACGGAGTGACAGACCACCGAGCCATCGTCATGACTCGTAAGGCCATGCTTTACGACCAGATGATTGCCAAGGCATCAGTTGCCGCCAAGAAGGTAGCCGCAGCCCCTCAGAGGGTGGAGCGGGCCGCTGGTGGCGAATCGAACGCCTTGGACAAGCGAACCGCAGCCTTTCAGCGTCTTCAGAAGACTGGACGCCCCGAGGATGCAGCAGGTTTGTTCGCTCAATTCCTTTGACCCCTAACGCCGAGAGGCGCCGGAGTTTGATATGACTGCACCTACCAATACGTTCCTCACCACTGCCGCCATCGGCAACCGTGAGGATTTGAGCGACATCATCTATCGGATCACCCCGACCGAGACGCCGCTGCTCAACATGGCTGCCAAGGCCAAGGCGACCAACACCCTGCACGAGTGGCAGACCCAAGACCTCGCGGCGGCTGCGGCCAACGCCCAGGTTGAAGGCGATGACGCTACTGCTGTGGCTGCGACCCCGACCGTTCGCCTGAGCAACCGGACCCAGATCTCGGCCAAGACGGCGAGCGTCTCCGGTTCGCAGCAAGCGTCCGACACTGCTGGCCGCAAGAACGAGATGGCCTATCAGATGAGCCTGAAGGCGCTGGAACTGAAGCGCGACATGGAGTTCGGCCTGACGCAGAACAACGTCACTGCCACTGCTCCTCGTCAATCGCGCGGTCTGCTGGGCTGGGTGGTGGACAACACCTCCAAGGCTTCGGACACGACCCTCGCGAGCTACTCGGGCAACACCGCCCAGACGGACGGCACGACCCGGGCCTTCACGGAAGCGCAACTGAAGTCGGTTCTGCAACTCCAGTGGACCGCTGGCGGCAAGCCCGACACCATCATGCTCGGTGGTGCTGCCAAGCAGACCTTCTCGACTTTCACCGGCAATGCCACGCGGATGGACAAGTCGGAAGACGGCAAGCTGTTCGCTTCGATCGAGGTCTACGCCTCTGACTTCGGCGACATCAAGGCTGTGCCGAACCGATTCCAGCGCACTCGCGACGTGTTCATCCTGCAATCGGACATGCTGGCTGTTGCCTACTTCCGCCCGTTCATGACGGTGGATCTGGCGAAGACCGGCGACGCTGACCGCAAGCAGGTGATCGTTGAGTACTGCCTGGAGATGCGCAATCCGAAGGCCCATGGCGCGGTCTACGACATCGCCTAAAGGCTAGGGGCCGCCTTCGGGTGGCCCCGCTTCTGGAGAAACACATGGGCAAGCAAATCACTCAAACCGCTACTGGCGGCCTGGCGATCGTCGATGACGCCGCCTCGTCTGTCGGCTGCGCTGTCATGGCGCTTACGTGGAACGTCGCTCGCGGCGCTACCAATACCGTCACGGTGGGTTCCATCCCTGCCAACGCGAGAATCCTCGGGATCTGGGTGCAGAACACGGTGGTTCACAACGCCGCCACGACTGCAACCGTCTCCGTTGGCCTGTCGGGTGGTACGGCAACGTACTTCTCTGCCACGCAGGACTTGAAAGCGGCTATCGGGAACTTCTCCCTGGCTGCTACGGTGGGCTGGACGCCTTCCGCCAACGCACAGACGATCACCAGCACCTACACGGAAACCGGAACCGCGTCTACGACCGGCACGGCGACCGTTGCGCTGCTGTACACCGTCCTGTGATCCCAGCCCCTTCGGGGGCTTCCTTCTTTCCTAACGCTGCGAAGCGCTGGAGCAAGCATGTCGAATACCTACCAAGTTGCGGTGATGGTCACCGTAACTGGCGCGCTTATCACCACATCCGGCACTTCTGCTGGCGCGACCATCCCGAACAACTCTGCCGGCGAAAAGCCGAGGTACATCCGCGTTGCTGCCACTGCTGCCGCCACTGTCCGCATTGGGGTTGGTGCTCAAACCGCAGTCACCACGGACATGCTAGTTCAGCCGGGCGATGCGGTCATTATGGCTGTCCCCTCGGGCGTCACCCACATCGCAGCTCTGCAAGTCACTGCGGCTGGTGTGGTGCAAGTCTCTCCGCTGGAGAACAGCTAATGACTGTCTCGACCCGTTTCCACTTTGAAGACGGGAAGATGGTCACGCAGCGCACGCAGGACTGCACGCCCATCGCAGAACGTGCGAAGGCTCTCCATAACGAGGGCATCCATGGTTCGAGCGACATGAAGCACGCGGCAAGCATCCCGATGGTGATCGTGGAGAGCTACTGCAACCTGCACAACATCGAGTTCTCCGAGTTCATGCAGAACAAAGAGCACATCAAGCGCTTGTGCAATGACCCGAACTTCAGCCATTTCAGGGTGTGGCCCGGGAGGCTCTAAGTGAGTTTGTCTAACTACACCGATCTGCTGGCATCTGTCGCCAGTTGGATGAATCGGACGGACCTTACTGCGGTCATTCCTGACTTCGTGACCATTGCAGAGAGCCGCATTGCTCGCGACCTTCGACACCGCAAGCAACTCACGTCGAGCACGCTCACGACCTCCACGACGACTCGCGCTGTCACGCTTCCCTCTGGCTTCTTGGAGTTCTCCAACCTGACCATTGACGGAACACCTGACACCATCCTCCAGGCCGTCACGACAGAGCACCTGAACGCCAATTACCCTGAGTCTGGGTACTCCGGTAAGCCCATCGTCTTTGCGACTGAGGGTGATTCCGTGCTGTTCGGGCCGACCCCTGACGCTGCGTACACGGTCAATATTGACTACTTCGCTCGCTTCCCTGCGTTGGCGACGAATGCGACCAACTGGCT